CGAAAACCTCAGCACCCCCTATCACTAGGGAGTGCAAAGAACAATGGGTTTCAGCATTGCTACGCTAAAAACGCCATGAATCCATCCACTTGTAACAATAGTCGAATTTCCCTTTGAGGAACCCAACCTATCACTTTGCAGATGGTGGTTATGTAATTAACGTATAAGCCATCCGCTCACCGGATAGCCGTGGATAGAAAATTAGCTCATAGCTTTAAAAACTATCCGGTGGGTCTGTTTTACAGTGACCAAACTGATTCCATTTAAACTCGGAATAAGAGCTTGATATTTACAGTATCATACTGTCTCCAATTGAGGAGAAGGGATCATTCCAATTCAATGTTGTAAATGACAGGAGGGCAACAAATGAAAAACCCACATTGATAATCATCGCCAACAGCCCTGTAAGTCTGCACAGTAGTGGCAGTAGCCGTGTTACAACAAAGATAATTCTTGGGAAAATACGTGGGATTAGGTTTGCTTGTTGCATTATCAGTAAAATGATTATAGAAAAAAGGTGTAGGCGTGTACATGGGCAATTTTACTTCAGTGAAATTATTATTTTGCGCAGTATTTGAAACAGTTTGAAACTGCGTTGGTACACGATGAAAATTGTTACCATTAGAAGTGTTAAAAGTATTTGCTTCGTATGCCAAACCTTGATATACGAACATCTGAGATGTAGTCGAACTGGGAGTAAAACCAATGCGAATAGAACCTCTTGCATAACAAAAGCAAGAAGCTAAAAAAGCATAATAATCAGAACCCAATACACCAGCAACACCATAGTCGTTATCATCAGCATTTGGGGCGTAAGTACCAATAACCCAAGGATTTATGGAACGGGCAGATAAACTAGTACCCTCATACGTTGTACGTGTTTGACTAAAACGGGTCAACAGTTGTTTAATGCTAGTGACAACTTCACCAATACAATGCTCAGCAGGAGACAAATTGTTAGGATTGACTATTTTGGAGGACCCAATACATTTTTGTGTAGCGCCAACAAGATCATTGACAGAATCCATTTGAGTTGTGAAAACAGCTGATTCATATTCATAATAAGCATCTGAGCCAACGAAAGGAACAGGGTAAGCAAGCTCAAAATCATCAGCAGCAGAAACCTCAACTAAACATGTGATGGAACTGCTAACCGAACCAGGAGCAACAAGCTCATTAAGAACTCTAATTTGGAAAGTGCCAAATGACGAAGAATTACCATCATCACAAGCAGTATCAATAGTGGGTCTATAGGGCTGAGTTGCGACAAAAGGACATATAAAAGAAAACTCATTAGAATGTCTAAGGTCTATAATTTCTCGGAAAACATAAGTTGAATCAGCATTCCCAGGAATAGAAACAGAATTACCAGGGGTATAAGAAACTAAAAGACGACCAGAATGAAATTCTGTCTTGACAAATTTAAGAGTATACTTAACAGAGCCTCTGTAATACCTAAAAAATCTTGAAAAATAAGAAATTGGAAGATAAGTTCTATAAGAAACAGAGGCTAAACCTTTAGTCTTGATTCCACTAACAAGAGGATCACTAGTAGAACTAAAGTAATAATAGGCCGGTTGTATGAGATCTTCAAACAACGAAGTATCATGCGCATCACTCGTCGTAATATTGAATTGAGTGAAATAAGCGGGAATGGAAGTGAGATACTTAAGAGACATCTCATCAATATCAGTATTTCCAAAACCAGCTAGTACCCTAACCTCATTGTTGGCCTGATT